CAACGGCTTGGAACATGTATTTGACCAAGCCGGCACGGTCGATGACTCCAAAGCTGTCGAGCGGGACAAGCACTTTGGCCAAGTAGTCGAGCTTTGCGCCGAGGGCTTCGTTGTCGAGGAGGCGCGCGTCAAACTCAGCGGTAATGTCGAAGCGGCCCCGGATGTCTTGGGGCGATGCGTTGAATGCCAACTGGGCATTGCCGGTGATGCGCGCGACCTCCTCGGGAGTCATATACTGCTGCGCCAGCGCCATGGTCTGCGCGATGCAGAGCTTCATATCTATGAGCCAAGAGTCGATTAGCTCCTGCGTGTGGAGCATGTAGCGCTGCTGCGGGACGGCATCGCTGATGCGGCCAAAGTAATTGTCCACGTCCGCGCGGGTGGCGGCTTCCACCTCGATGCTGCCCATGTCGGGGCGAGGGGGATTCATCCACTCGATCTCGCCGGGGCGGCGTTCGGGGATCTGCATGCCGGGGCCGAGAACGAGGTCAAACTTGCCCCGGTTGGCCGGGACCTTGACGGGCGGAAGGATGCTGATGCTGGCGCGGTCGGAGCGGAAGTCGCGCTGGATCTTGATTTCCTCCTGCGCGGTCTGCACCAACTCAGGGATGCCACGGCTCTCTAGCAGAGGGCGGGTGGCGCGCTCGCGGGGGAGTTCGATGAAGGGATATTGGCCGTGCGCGTAGGGCAGCAGCTCATGCACGGCGACCTTGTCAGTGACATGGTAGCTAACCACGGAGCGGGTGACGCGGATGGCGTTGGTCTTGGGGTCGTTCTCCTTGCGGTAGACGTGCCAGATTTCGCACATGTCGCGGAGCTGTTCGTAGAGGAACTGATCGGTGCGGTGGATGTTGAGCGAGATGCGTTTGAGCTGGCCCTTGTGCTGTGCGGCGGCTTCGATCCATTCCTCGTCCCAGCCCTCGACTGCGCCGCGCTCGCGCAACTCCACTTCTGTGAGCAATTCTCTGCGGGCAACAAACGCGGCGCGCTGAAGGCTGAAGGTCTGGATGGGGAAGATGACATCCTCCCATGCTTCAAGCGCGGTCCACACCGGCTTGCTTTCAAAAACATACGGCTCCTCCCACTGGACAAGGCCCTTGTCGCGGAACTCGCGGACCTTGGACACCTTGCCCAACTCAGGGATGATCTGCCCCAAGAGTTCGGCGGCGGTCTCCTCTTGCAGCGGGTCCATGACCACTTCCAAAAGGGCAGCGAGGTTGGGGTCTTGCGACTGCTCCAACATCATCTGCGCGTCTTCCATGCTGAAAGACTTGATCTCGGTGCGGGTGTTCTGCACCCAGTCAACGGCCATAACCGCCAGCCCGTAGGTCTCGCGGAATTGGGCAGCGAGTTTTACTTCGCGGCGAAGATCGTCCAGACAGTGCTGGAACATAAGCCACTTCATCACGGCTTCGGCGGCGGCACGCTTGTCCGTATCCATGGACTCCACCGGCTGGACTTGCACTCGGCTCTTGAAGAAGGCGTTACAGAGGAGGGCCGTGTTGTCCGAAATGATATTGTCGGCCAAACGCACCCTTACGTCCGAGGCTCCGCTCCACGGCCACGGCTGCTTGCCTTGGGCGCCGGACCATTTGCGTCCGTCCTCGCTTTGCCCCGGCCAGATGCAGAAGCGCGTGTTCCAGTTGCGCAGCTTGCGCTGAACATATTGGCTGCCATCGGCGTCCGCTTGGTCGATCTCGTAGAGCATCGCCGTGATGTCCTCTGGCTTGGGTGCTTTAATCATTAGATGAGGACAGTGGTTTTGCGTGGGGTATAAGGCACAACAGTCTCGGGGTTCTTTTTCTTGAACCAGTCCCTGAAAGATTTGTCCTTCCAGCATCCCGGCTCCGCTGCTTCCCAAGACCAATAAGCGTCAGCGTCTATGGACATATCCTTCTGGCCGATGCCCTCGATGGCGCATTGCTCTATGCGCGCACTGGCTTCGGCGATCTGGCGTTGGCGAGTGGCGGCGAGAACGGCGTCGGCGTTCCAACCGGCAATCAACTCTTGCTTGACCGCGTCGGCCATCTCATCCCCGAGATCGAGGACAAGTTCTGACCATAAGTTGTCTGACATCCTAACTGCTACGGCCCCATTGCTGGGGCCGCAGTGTGTTAAGACGCTCTTAGTATTGGGCGAGCGGGACGAGGCTGAGGAAGATCTCAACTTCGCCGGCATCCAACTCCGCGAGGTCATAGCTGGCCATCGAAGCGACGGTAGCAATGATCGGGGTCGCCGAGGTGTAGACGATCGGCGTGTTGGAGTTGAAGCGCGCCGCTGTGACGGGCGTTCCGTTGTTGGCGTTGATCTGCGTGGAAGCAAGCAACTGGTTGGTCGTGCCAGCGATGCCAACAACAATCGTGTTGCTGTTGTACGCGGTCGTGCCGGTGCGCTGGAACGGCGTGGGCAGGAACAACGCGGCGTCCTTGATGATGCTGTTGGCCGGGGCCGTGAGCAGCGTCAGGGTTTGCGCGGTGTTGTCGGCCGCCTCAACGAGCGCGTTGTGGCTGATGACGGTTTTGTGCGTGAAGCCGGTTGCGGCCTGTGTTTCTGCGGGGAGTTCGAATGTTCTCATGTTAATTCCTTATTTGATGTTTCTAATTAGGAAGTCGCGGAGAACTTGCCGAGACCACGGGGGTTCCAGCAGACGAGCGCGGCGATGGCGTCAACCAAACCACGCGGTCCACCACCTTGGTCTTCCAACTCTTGGAAGCGGGGGCGGCGACCATAACGCACTTCAAGCATGTCCATGTTCAGGAGGTAGCCACGGGCCAGTGAAACGGCGGCGGCGCTGTCCTTACTGTTGAACAAGGTAGGCGTTAAAGAGATCGTGCCAAAATCTCCGATGTAGGTGTCCACAGCAGAAATGACCGTGCGGTCGTTCAGCGAGGCGGTGTATTGACGGGTGCTCAGAGCAGTGTTGCTGCCGCTGGAGAACCGGGTGAACTCGGCGAAACGCTTCTTGAGGTTCGGGCCGCAGACGAGATCCATCGTGTCGATGGTTCCGGTCTGTTCGTAAACGCTCTGAAGCACGGCGGCCACATCGCTCTCAGTGAGGGAGGAGGTAGCAGTCGTGTTGACCGAGGCGGACGGAGTGCGGAAGGCAGCGGCAACGGGAAGATCCGATTGCGCGTTGGACTGAATCCACCGGCCGAGGCCGCGAGTTTTATAGGGAGCGATACCGCTCTGTTCCTGCGATTCGGCATCGGAGCAGAAGCTCGACTCCAAATCCCTTTTAAGCTCGACCAACGAGCGCGAAACGCCACGGGCCATCTCTTTGCGTTTTCCAACACCAGCGACCTGATCCACGTTCTGCGCGAAGTCGTCCACCTTAATGGAGCGGCGATACTTCTGCGCGCGACCGGAAAGGAGTGCGCGGTTTTTGGCGGGATCGTCGAACGTAGTAACGTCGGCGTTAGTGAGGACACCGTCGAACGACGGGTCATTGTAGCTGTCGGCCTGCCACGAAAACACATTGCCATTAGCCAAATCGCTTCCGCTCTTGATGCGGGAAGTGACCGGCGTGTTTTTAGCGTCGATGACGCTAATAACTTCAGCAAGGTCTTGCTTGAGTCCAACGGCGGGGTGAACCAAACCTTGGGACATGATATTATATCTTTCTAATTATATTTGGGTTGTTTATCCGAGCAGTTCCCCGACCAAGTCCTCGATGTCTCGCATCGAACCACCTGACTCAAAGAACCGCTTTTTTGCAGCCGTAGGGCTGCCCTTTGTTGTGGCAGAGCGGGGCGCGCTAACGGGCTGGACGGGTGTGACGGTTTTCTCTTTCTTCGCGGACACAGTTTTCTTGGCCTTGTCTTTGGCAGCTTCGGTCTGCTGCTTGGCCATGAGGGCTTGCTCGCCGTAGAGGGCGAGGCCGATCCAGTATTCATGCTGGGGGATCTTGAGGAGATCGGGGGCCTGCTTGATCGTGGCCTTGTAGGCTTGGTTGAGCGCGCTGCCCTCCTTGAAGATGTCAGGGAATGTCGCCTTTGCGGCTTGCACCGCCGGCTCACGTTGGGCCAACCACTCTTTACGAGCAGGAACGTGGATGGTCAGGATGTCGTCAGCTTTGACGAGATAGTCCTTAACCTCCGCTGCCTCGATGAACTTCTCGGTTCCATCGGGCTGCTTGATCGTGGTGCCATCCGTATTCTGAAGTGCCCACCGGCGAACCGCTTGGGCATTCTGGATGCGCTGTTGAAGGGCCTCGTCACTGTCCACATCGGCCAACGGGTTGTCGGCGGTCGGGGTGAGAACGGGGCGGGAGGTCTGGTTGAGCTGGGCTT